ATATTACCATTAGCTAATGCTTCATCTAACTGCTCTACAAATTCATCTAAATCTTTTCTATTTTTTAATTTATTATAAGATTCTTTTATTTGCCTTAGATTTAAATAAACTGTTGATGGGTCTTCTAAACCTACACCATCAGCTTGCCCTAAGATGTTTGGCTTTCCCTGCTTACCTAACACTTCATCAACAATTTTTTGATCTGTTATAATTCTACCAACATAAAATTCTTTGCCAAATCTATTTAACAATTCTTTTTCTGTCATTTTACTTAATGGCTTGCGTGATATTTTGTATGTTTTAGCCATATCAACTTTTATTTTTGCAAGATCAGGCTGCGCCCATTCTTCTGTATTAGCCATATACAAACCACTGTCTGTCTTTTCCCAATTAGATTTAGCTATTCTTTTAGCGTCAGCTTCGTCTATGTTGTATCTAAGAAGATATTCCTTTTCCATCTTAGTAATTTTTTTATTAGGATCAGCCCAACGCACAGCATAATCTATAAGGGTATGGCTGCGCATCATGCCATCAAAATCTTTTAATATCCTGGTCACTGGGCCCAATCCATTTAAAGTAAAAAAAGCATCTGTAGCTTTATCTAAGTAATCGCCACGAAAAGGATTATTATTTAAATCTTCGGACAAACGCATCTGCACGTTACCAAGCAATCTTTCTAATGCTTCACCAGCTGCGCGTATTTCTAGGCCACCCATTTTCAATGCGTTCTTATCAAGCACAGAAAACAAGCCCTTCATTGTAGGTGCAAATCCATGCTCCATTACAATCTTTGCTGGCTCTGTAATAGTAGCTAATACCGCACCACCAAGGTAACTAAGTTGTGCTGCTGATCTTAATAATCTAGCAACTCCTTGATTCATTGCATCTGGTCTTCTGAGAACAGACCCTACAACTCTATCATAAAGTATTCTTTGTTCTTTTTGCGCTGCTCTTATCTCGTCAATGCTAGCACCAGCATCCATCATCTTATCATATGTGCCATCTAGTACGTCATCTATTGAGCCGCCACCAAACTTTTTAGAAAACTCATAACGACCTGATGTCTTTTGTGTGTAGGCTTTCATAATGCTAATTGGATTACGCTGCATGTAATCAAGCACTAATCTATTAGGTATGTCTAATGCTCTATGTTTAAAGTGCTTTGACTTACCAACACCATAAAACATCTTATCAGGATCAAGAGGATCAGGATCGTTTAGCATTCTATCAACTGTATCTTTAACCCTTTTAGCTATAGCGTCAGGGCTTGATGACATTTTAACTTTACCCCATTTACCATTAGGTAATTTAGTATATGTCTCTGGATTGCTTTGATACCACTTAGCTAAAATCTTTTCAAACTCTGGCCTGTTAGCTTCAATCGCAGAAAAATCCCAATAGCGCGGTCTAAATATATCTTCATTAGGTGGAGTTAGTTTACCCATTGCACCTAAATCATCTAACTGCTGCTTAGTTTCTGCTATTTCTTTTTTAAATCTATCAATCTGTGTGCCAATATTTTTAGCATGTACTGTAGTTTTTGCATTAGCTAGTCTGCCTTCTGCAACTTTTAACCTAGCTTCTCGGTCTAACATATACTTTTTATAGTAACCTTCGCTGCCAATAAGACCTTCATCTTTTAAGCGTACTTCCCACTCGTCATAAAATTCATTAAGCTTTTGCATAGCGCGTGCTTCGAAATCATTAATTGGTTTTTCTCCGCGTATAGCTTTGCCATCTACTTCTGTTACCCACTCTTCAAATGATTTACGCTTTGTCATGTAGTCTAAAGGTTTTGTAACGCCTGTTCCTGTGGACTCACCCCATATAGTTGCTATTTCATCATATGCTTTTACCCATGTGCCTTGGTGTAACTTTGCATTTTGAAATACTGAGTTACCTATCTTTTGTCCTTTTTTATTTGCAGACAATAAAATACCAGAATCATTAGCAATGGCTAACGTATCTAATTTAACGTCATTAGGTATATTTGGATTAGTTAATATTCGCTTCATAGGAGATGTAGCTGATTTATATATCCAAGAATCAGTAAATATATTCTCTGGTATAGTTGCATCTGGGCCACCAGCAACAGCAGTTGCTTGTACGCCATCGCCTTTTAATGCTTTGTTTAACTCACCAATTTCAACTTCTGCATCTTGTGCTGCTTTAAATCTTCTTGCAGCTGGTATGCTTACCATACTATTTATTGCGCCACCAAAAATTGTAGAGGCTGCAATATTTAATCCTGACTCAGCAGCAGTAACAGTAGGATCAATAGGGTATCTAATAGCTTCTTGCGCAACAGCAACGCCACCAGTTGATATAGCACCAGCCCTAAAGCCGCCACCAATAGTCTTAGCAGCGCGTAGCGGCAGAGAAATATAATTTATAGGGTCAACAAATTCACTTATTGCAAGCGCACCAAAGCTAGCTCTACTTAATGTTTCATCAACTTTTAACGCTCTATATAAATTGTTTACCTTAAAAGTTAATTGGTCTGCATTTTCAGCACTAATTAAATGATGTGTATATTTTTCTAAACCTTCTGGTATATGGTCGATTGCATTAAAATTTGGGTCTTTGTTTTTAGGATCAAACCCAAATTTAATTTGTTCATTAAGAAAGTTTACAGAAGATGCATACTTATCCTCTAAGCTCGCACCAATTAGTTTGCTCCAACTAGGTTCTGGCGCACCTAAATTTGCATTTGTTGGTGATAAATTTTTTAATGTAGTAAATGCATTATCTACCATAATTATTTAGTCCTATTATTTAATATTGTTTGGTTTAGCCATAGGTCCAAATTCTTTAACCCTATCTTTTATTTCTATTTCATTTTGAGCTGCATCTTGACTTGCTCGTATCTGTTGTTTTTCTATAATATCTTCTTGTATTTTACGATTCTCTCTGTATTCAGCAGTTAGTTTTGTATTAAATTCAGCAAGAAACAATCCTTCTTCATCTTCTGTAAGTAAATATTTTATACCAGTAGGATTATCATTTTCATCAAATGTTTTATAAACTGGAACATACGATATTTCATTGGTATTTGGGTTTGGTATTAAAAATACCTGTCTTTTTTCTGCTGTTTTCTTTGCATAGTTAACTTGTTCTTCACTTGAAAAACCTTCGTACTGTGTACCAAGTGAGCCAGCTCGCGCAAATTTATCAGCATGCATAGAAAATCTTAAATCAGGTAGTGGTTTGCCTACGCTATCTGTACCTGATTGCGGTATAACTATGCCTTTTAAGTAATCTTCAATCTTTGCTACAAATTCAATTTGCTCTCCGTAATCTGGGAATACAGAAGCAAGTGCGTATTGTGATTGTTGCTTATCAGAGAATGGTGCATCAGGATCTAAAACATATTCTGACTTTAAATACTTTTTCTCAATATACCTATCTATAAAATCAGTTATCATTTCTGGGTTATCACCACGTCTTGATAATGTTTTTACTACAGGTAATAAATCTCTAGTTAATGTAGGATCATCTGTAAAATCAGCAACAAATTCAGTAGGAGTTTTACCTAAATGCTCAGTTAAATTTTTACTTTCGCCATCACGCTCAAGCTCTGCAAACTGTCGTGCTATTTCAATTACAGGCATTCCAGTAATTTTTGCTGATCTTTGTATTTGATCTAGTCTACTTAAATTAGCTGCGGACATAACATCATTTAAACGACTTGCTGTTTTGCCATTAGCTATCCTAGAATTATCTAGTTCTACAAATAGTTCAAAGTAACTTTGAGAGTTAGGGTCTTCAACTCCACTAATTAATTGCTCTAATCCATTTAATAATTTCTTACTAGGCGTACCTCGTAATACTTTTAAAATTTTAGTTTTTTCTACATCGCTATATGTGCTGTATAAAGACACATCTAAATTATAATCTTTGTTTATGACAGTATCAGAAGCAGTTTGTAATTTTTTATCTGTTCTATCACCTGTACCTGTTCTTGCAGTATTTTCTAAAGTTAACTGTGCATTTACCTTTTCTTCTTCATCTTCTCTATTGCTTATATTAATTTTAATACTGTCAGAAGCACTAATAAATTCTTTAAAATCATTATTTCCCAACAACTCTACAATTCTTTTAGCTCGCATTACTTCATCTTGACGTACACTTCCGTCTGTGTTTGTCATACCCCTTACATCGCCTTCACGATTTGGCCCTGTTGCTGTTTCAACAAATTGTATTAATGCTAAAAATTGTGAAGACGTAGCAGTTTTAGCAAATTCACTCATTACACCGACAGCAGCATTGCCTTCAATTAATTTAATATCCCTAGCGTAATCTTGTACTGTATAGCCATGCTTACCTATTTTATTTTTTAGGTCAGTATCAACTTGTTTTAACGTACTATCAGTCATCATGTTAGATTCTGCATACACAGAGTATTGTTGGACATACTCAAATGTTTTTAGTTTTTCTTGATTGTCTAATTTATTTTGTTCTGTTTGGTTTGTTCCATCTGTTAACACATTAGATATATAAGTTCTGTCTGCTTTGTAGTCATAGACACCTGTACCAACCATTGTTTCTAGCAAAGTTTGTTGTACGTTTGTTAATTGTGCAAAATCTTCTGCATTTGGATTAAAAATATAGCCTTTAACATAATCTAAATTTCCTTGATCTTGCGCTATATCTGCAACTTTAAACAATAATGGTTCAATTATTGCTTCTCTTAAAGCTTTAACATCATTTTCAAATTGTGTTGGTGTATATACACTACCTTCAGCGTTCATTCGTTGTGTTAATACACTAACTTGTTCTTGATAATGTTCAAAAATACCTTGGACTAATGGCGCAACCATATCTAATGACTCGCCATCCAAGCGACCAAATCTTTCATCTATTGCTTTATCACCAATAGAGTTTACAAGTTTTGATATTTCACTAGTTATTTTTCCCTTTTGATTATTAAATATTGCGTTATTATTTGTAAGGTCTAATTTTTTTTGTGCCGTTAATGCTTTTGCTTTAGCTTCTTGCTCTGCATTATTTGCAGTTTGCACTTTATAAAATGTACTATTCATTGATTCTGCTAATGAACTTGCATTAACAGCAATGTCATTAATAGTATTTACATCTAAATAATCTTTTATTTTACTAAGCTGTACTTTTGATATTTCATCTAAGTGATTTTTAACAACACCACCAGATTTTATGTAAGTAATAATAGCTGCTCTTTGTGTAGGATTTTCTGTTTGACTAATTAAGGTACTAACAAATCCGCTTATACCAGCTATCTCTAAGCTTGTTTGTGTAGCCTCTGCTGCTCCAGCTTTAAGCAAATTAGATGCTTCGCCATTTTGAAAGTTGGCTACGTTTTCTTCAATGACGTGTAACATTTCTTCAAAATTACCAGCTTTACCATAATCAGTGACAGCTTCTACTGCTGCTGTACCTTTTTTTATAATAGAGTTGCCAGCGTCTAGCCTAACTTTATCTCTTAATTCTTTTTGCAAAGATAATTTATTAGATGCTAACTGCTTACTGCCATGTACTTGTATAAAAGTTTTATACATGCCATCTGCATTTTCAGACATTGAAGCTATATGTTGTGACATAGCTACTGCATAATCTTCTGGTTTATACTGATACTTTAAAGCTAATTCTTGCGCTCTAATATTCATTTCGTCTTTTATAGAGTCTTCGTATCTTTGCGTAATAACATTTCTATAAGCTTTTTCAGCTATTGAACCCATACCTTCTGGTGTTACCATAGCTTTTGGCCTACCTGTAAGCGGATCAAGCGTAGTAATACTACTTACATCTACGCCCATAGCTGTTTCTGCACCTACTGTTTGTGCATTTTCTGCTGCATCATTATATGCTCTGCGCGTAAACTCGTCAGCTTCAGCTTTTATAGTTTCCCATAACTCAGCTTCACCTGTATTTATTCTACGAACGCCAACTGGCTTATTAAAGACTTGTGTTTGTTGTCTGATTACAGCCATCTAAGGTGTCCCTCCTTTTGGTGTTGGTGCCATAGATTTTGAAAAATCGTGCAACCCATAAGCTACAGTTCCAGCTGCTTGATACAATGAAGCGCGCCTAGCATTCTTACCGCCACGACGAAGAGCCATAGCTTCTCTAGTTTTTGCGCTAGATTGTGCCTGTCTTTGAAAATCAATTCTGCTAAGATCGGTTGACGCAATTTCTTTTTGTTTAGCCAAGAAAGCCTCAACAGACTTGTCTGAACCTACATCTCTACCAGTAGCATAAAACATAGATACATTTGCTTCTGTTGCTAAATCAAATTCATATCTACGATTAGCCGCTTGTTGCAACGCTAGCACTTCACCTTGCTCACGTTCAGTTTCAGTATTAAATGCATCCATTCTAGCTGCATCTTCTCTAGCCTTACCAGCCTCAATAGAAGCTTTTGCAGAAATAAACATACCCGCTAATTGAAAAATAGACATTATGTAATCAACTCCGATATTAAACCATTGATTTGCAACGGCATAGGTTCTTCTTGTTCAATAGTAACTTGAGGGCTTCTACTATATCCTAAAAGCCTAACCTCTTTGTTACCTGTAAATCCAGTAATATTATTAATAGATCTATTATTTACCTTAATAGATTCAGAATCTTTAACGCTAAGAACTACTGTACTTATACCGCGTACATCACCTGTTGCTGGCCCATTAGCTGCTACAGTGTCTACTGGATTGGTTATTATTTTAGATGTGTACTTTTTACCTACATAAAAATGAGTATAACTACTATGCGCAGTCATAGTAATATTCCCACCAGTTACAGTAAATTCACCTAAGTAAACTTTATTAGTACCATCATACCCAATTACATCTACAGTACCACTAGAGTACAAACTATTTACACTTACAGTTCCGTTACCATAAGCTACATAAAGATAGTTATCTAAGCCAATGTCATCAAGAAACTCACATAATACATAGTTATTATTAACGTCTTGTTGGTAAACAAACAGTCTATCACCTAATGCGGTTGCTGCTTTATAGCTGCCTTGCGATGTTAAGCTTGTCCAAGCCGCACGTTTCTCTGCTCTGTTAGAACTAAACAACGCCATATCACCATCTGCCATAACTAAAGCTGCATATGATTCAGAAGTATTAAATCCAGAATGCACAACTGCTATATCTACAGGTGATTTAATAAGGTGCGTAGCTACAGTAGATATTGCTGTAGAAATATATGCATCTTCTGCATCAGAGTATATGTACTCACGCACAGCCCTACCACCACGTTCAACAAAAATAGTTGCACCATCAATAGAAGTAGGCAAAACAAACTCACTACCAAATGGCGTTTGCTTTCTTATTTGTGCGTTAGTAGGTGTAATAGCTTGGTTAAGATATGTAGGGACATACAATTCATCTGACAGTGTAAATATCTGCAAGTCACGATTAGATCTCATAAACCTAATTTCATTAACATCTCCAGTTGCAGCAACTAAATTTATTGCATCTGTATCATCACCATCGCCAACATTGTAATTAAAAAAATCACCAAGAGATGACATCCAGATTGTATCTGGCTCAGCCAAAGTGCCGCCAAAACAAAGTCTATTTTCATGGAATGTTACTGACGCTGGGTATCCACGCAATGCAGAGAAAGATTGCTCATCCCACTTTACTGTAGCTGAATTTGAATTTACTTTTACAAAACCACCGCCATCTTCAGATGTGTTAGCACTAGCTGATGCATTAACTGTATATGTATTTTCATCTAAAACATCTAGTATGGTTCTATTGCCATTTATATTACTAGAATTTATTCCACCAACGGCTACTGCATCGGCTAAATTTATAGCACTCCCTGCTGTTAAGCCATGTAGAATATGTGTAATTTCGATTGTACTGCTACCATTTCTTGTGCGTATTGGGTTTGTGACAGTTAATCTTGTTGATAATTCTTTTATAACAGTACCAGTTGCGCTTGTACTAGAGTTTACTGCATCTATTCTAATCTCACTATTCCCGTACCTAACAACAATACCTATATGTTTGCCCGTTGTATCCCAATAAGGAGAGCTTGTAGTCAAGGTTCTATTGCTACCTACAGTATAAGAACTTGATGTTAAGGTTACATTTGTAGAGTAAAAAGAACTGTATGGCTGAAACGTATCTTTGCCATCGTAACTCTGGTCAAAACTAAATACACTAAGCTCAAATGTTGTAAGCGATGTACGCGTAAGCATACGAGGTGCAAACAACGGATGGCATATAAACATAACATCGCCATACTGAGCTGTGTTGTATTGACGTAAATAGTCTTTATCAAAGGGCAGCACATTGCTTTGTGTGTCAGTAGTTATAGTTGATACTAAACTAACTGTACCATCGGTTAATAATCTCCAGCACAATATATAAGCTTCACCTATACCAATTACATACTGCTCGTTGTCATCAAATACAAAAGGAGCTAAATGCAAATCGCTATTTGTTTGTGTGTTCTTGTATATAAATTTAGTACCATGACGTTTTTTTACTGCGCCTTCTGGCAATACAATCATATTTTCTAAGCTTTGTGCAGACGCAGCATAGATAGGACTATCAGTCCTCATTATAGTATTGTCGCTTATTTCGCCGTACTGAAAGCTATTCTGTGGTATTCTTACTTTCTGCATTAGCTACGCCTTTGTGCTATAAACCTTGATGTCATTAACTTGCGTGTTGTTTGTTGTTGCGAGTCAAGTCGTCTAGCTTTTATCATTTGTCGCTCGCCTTGCTGATCCATCATTTGCGCTAGAGAAGCATCCCTAGCAATAGATAGTGATAGCATTGCGGCTACTTGGAACTCTACAGCTAATGTAAAGTAGGAAGGCCAAGAAGATTCGCTGGCTCTGTATATATAATCAGCAACAACAACTTCTTCTGTAGTTGTATCACAATATACTTTATCGCCATATGTGTCATATATTATTGGGTCGTCGTTAACTGTAACAGCACTAAGCATAAGAAGATCTGACGGCATTTGGTATGCAGCATCATATCTGCTAGTAGGTGCTGCAGCTAATCTGTTTAATACTTGTTGGTTAGTAGCAAATCGCCAGCGTGTACTTGTCAACGCGGCTCTTGCTATGTCCTCGTACATTGCGTCAACTACATCAGCTTCGGCTGTACCTTCATCAAACGATGAAATAGGAGAACCGCCCATAAGGACGGAAGCGCGTGAACATACTTTTATTGGTGTATTTGCTGGCATTTCTTCAACCTATATATTGGAGTTAAAGGGGGCTTTCGCCCCCTAAAATATTAGTTGTTGTCTAGAACTTCGTAAACGCCATTGTTGTCGATTACTACTGAACCCATTGACATCATTGATGTAGCTAGGTGTGCAACCTTTTGCGGTACATAGTTAAGCTCTGTTGCAACATCAGAGTTAATACCGATACCAACTGATGATGTATGGTATGCAAAGTTTTTACCACCAGCAACAGCAGACGTTGAGAAGATCTTAAATCCTAAGAACTCTTTCATTGTCATACCACCAGCAAATGGTAGGCTTTGTGGCCCAACATAGTCACTTGATGCGAACTCATTAATGTTAAACAAGTCAGTGTATCCAGCTGGAGACATAGCAATATAACGCTGTCCGTCTTCTGGAATGTCAGCTGTACCCATTGTTTCAAACAATGTTAGTAGGTCAGCTTTTGCTAATGCGCCAGATGTGTCAGCGATTTGCGTTGAGTTTGCACCAGCATCCATAGCTGCTGTGATTAACTCATCTGTTTTACGGCCTAATGCGGCAGCAGCAGATTGAGCTACAACTTGACGCTCATTGATGTTGATCTTTAATTCGTCCAACTTATCAATGTATTCCGCTGCGTAGTAGTCAGCCATTGTGACTTCTACGTTAGTGTGCGCTAGTTCCATTGCTGTAACATCTCCGTTACGTGCCTTGGTTGACGCTGTGCCTGTTCCGATTTTCTGGAATCTTGCTACTGATGCAGATACATTTGTTGAACGTACTGTGTTGCGAAGCTTAGAACCCATGCGTTGATACGCCATGTGGACTTCAGTTTCGAACTGCTTAATAAAAGCTTGGTCGATAGTATTAGCCATTTTCTTTTCCTAAATATAAAGTTTCGGTTACTCGGGTATCCGTTCCTTCACATCGACAAGGGTATCCAAATGGGCCTTTCAGTGCATCACGGGCCGTGATGTTTCACTATAAGCACTTTTTTGTGGGGAAATGCAACGCACAAAATCAACATAGTGGTTAGAATTAAACTCAGTTACACCTATTGCTTCGAACCCTAACCATGCTGCCCAATCCAACATAAACTGGTGATCGCTCAATATACGCATACACATTTCGTCCTGTGTTCTATCAAAAAATGTTATCAACATCCGTGATCCACGCGCTATAGATGTAAAGTTTTTCTTAATATTCTTAGAAAACATTGCAAAAAACTGTGGTGCTTCCCTGCCATCCTCGTACCAAAGGCCAGATATTGCAGTAAATATCTCACCTTCTTTGCGTACTAGGTAGCAATCAGAGTATTTCATCATCTCTTCAATGCATTCTCTGACATTATGATAGCCAAGGAGATTTATCTCCCTGACATTTTCTGGACTCAGGTTGGAAATTACTTCTTCAACATGGTCTTTTGTAAATGGCGTTAGGTAAAAATTACCACGCTTTATTATCTTAGCTTCCATAAAGCTTCTTAAAGCCAGCCTCTACTTGCCGAACAAATGCTGGATCATTCTTGCTCCAGTACCTAGGATCTTGCATCATTTCCTTTAAGCTATCTTCTGAAAGACCAGCAGCAGGGGTAGCATCACCAGCAAATGTGCCATCTTTCATAGCTTCTTGTATAGCTTCCATAGCTACAATACCTTCGTGCGTCTCAAACATACGCTCGATTGCTGGCATAGTTTCGCTAGGGAAGAACTTAGTGGCGAACATTGAAGCTGACTCAATGCGCTGATCTGCATTCTCCCCTAGCTTTGCAGCTTCAGCATCAAGATCAGGAGCAGACCCATCTAATGCTTGAAGATACATCTCGATACCTTTTTCAAATTTATCTTGACCAAACCCATTATCAAATGATTCGTCAGCCCACCATTTTAATAGCTCGTTATCAACAGCTTCTTCGTTGTCTACAAAGTCTGGCAATGCATATTCGCCAGCAGATGCAGGGCGATCAGCATTCTTGCTAGAGTCAAACTCTTCCTTAAACTGCGCGCGTAAATCTTCTTCTTTAGTGCCTAGCTTAGACTCTAGTTCCTTATAAGCTTTAGCTAAATCTTCACCACTCTTATATTTTTCTGGCAACCATTCTGGTCTAGCTGGAGCCGCGTCTTCAGCAACTACGAAGTCACGCTCTTCTGCTTCACCATGTGTAGACTGCTCTGATCCTACTGGTA